AGGACTTGTTTTAAGAGGCAAGGTTGCATTAGAAACATTGTGTATACTAGATGATATATTAAACTTCTTGCCACGATGGAAGAAAGAAATAACAGATGATATTATCTGGCCTACACATTATCGCTTATTCATAAAGTATAAGCCATTTATTGAATATGATAAAGAAAAGTTTAAAAACATACTAAAAGAAAATATAAGAACATGCGGAAGATAACAAAAATAATGGTAGACATGGACGGTGTTCTATGTGATTTTAACAAAAAATACAAAGAGTTGTTTAGTATTCCTCCAGCTGAGGCCGAAAAAGAAAAAAAGTTTGAACCGTTTTTCAATGAGTTTATTGCCAAACAATCATTTGCTAATTTAGAATTGATGCCCGATGCGATTAATTTAATTAATTATTTAAGAAAGACGGGCATACCAGTTGAGATTCTTAGTTCAACATCAAGTCAGCGTAGAGATGCTCAAATTAGGCCACAAAAAATGAAATGGTTACACGACCATCACATTGAGTTTCCTGCTATTTTAGTACAAGGCGCTCATTTAAAACAACAATATGCTACACCTGATTCTATATTAATTGATGATACTCAAAAAAATATTGATGAATGGAAAAAAGCAGGAGGCATTGGTATTCTTTATACCGATTATGTCTCCTGTGTGGCAATGATGCGAATGTATGTTTGACAATCGCCTAAATATATGTTACACTAGCAGTTGATTATGAGAAGTTTGTGGACAAGTCGTTTTTTTATATATCGTTAATACATCGCACATACGAAAGGAAGTAAAATGAGTTTTGCAAATCTAAAACGCCAATCAGGCAACCTTGACAAACTAAAAACAGCAGTCGAGGCACTCTCAAGTGGTACAGAAACAAATAAATCAGAAAACTTTTGGAAACCAGAAGTAGATAAAGTTGGTAATGGCCTTGCTATTATCCGTTTTCTACCTGCACCTGAAGTTGATGGTGATGATTCTTTACCTTGGGTTAAATCATTTACACACGGATTCCAGGGTCCTGGTGGTCAATGGTTGATTGATGAATGTTTGACTACTAAAGGTCAAAGCTGCCCTATCTGTGACTATAATTCTACATTGTGGGCTACAGGCATCGAAGCAAATAAAACAATCGTACGTAATCAAAAACGTAAGTTGAGTTATATTGCTAACGTATACATTGTATCGGATCCAAAACATCCTGAGAACAATGGTCAAGTGAAGTTGTTTAAGTTCGGTAAGAAAATCTTTGATAAGATTACTGCCGCTATGAATCCTGAGTTTGAAGATGACGAAGCAATCAATCCATTTGATTTATGGAAAGGTGCTAACTTCAAACTAAAGATTCGTAAAGTTGATGGTTATCAAAACTATGAATCTTCTGTGTTTGAAAAAGCAGGTGCTTTATTAGATGATGATGATGAGTTAGAAGCAATTTGGAAGAAAGAGTTCTCTCTCAAAGAGCAGATTGCTGATTCTAAGTTTAAATCTTATGATGAGTTGCAGGGTAGATTGAATAAAGTATTGGGTCTAAATGGTGAGACAATTGCACCTAAGACTACTGTTGAAACAATCAAAGAGCAAGTAAAGAAAGCACCTAAGTTTGATAAAGAGGATCTTCCTTTTGAACCAGATCCAGTTGCTGAAGATGATGATTTAAGTTATTTTGCTAAGTTAGCAGAAGAAGATTAATAGTTTTATTTGAGTATTGACCCCGCCTAGTGCGGGGTTTTTTATACCAATCTCAAATTGAGTTTGTTTATCTTTTTGAGTGTAGTGTCCTCATGACGAACACCAGTAATTTGTTCTACCAATAAACCATCTGAGTTATTGTTTACAATATTTACTTTGCTAGAATTATCTGCAAGTACCGTAGTACCACTTCCTGTTCCATTCTCCATCATCAAATCATTATTCTCTGAAATTGCTTGTGGTGCCATACTTGTTTTTGGTGTAGTTTCAGCTGGCGTAGCAGTTGTAGCAGTAGGACCTGGAGGTGCTTTAACTTCTGGTGCATCAGTTTCTTTTTTAGATTCTTTTGAAGGTGCAGCACTTGTTACAGGTTGAGCAGTTTCTTTTTTATTGTCTTTATCGTCTTTTGTTACAAAATCTTTAGGCTTACTTTTATCTTTTTCTTTAGGTGCTTCAGCTGGTGTTGCAGTAGATTTAACTTCTTTTTTAGGTTCTTCTACTGGCGTTGCAGTAGGAGTTTCGCCTTCTTTTTTCTCATCAGGTTTTACTTCTTTACTTAACTGACTTTTGATAACTTTTGTTACCATGTCCATTCTTTGCTTACGGATTTTAGGATCATCATCTTCAAATTGAACACCAAAAGCATCTTTATAAACATCTCTTGCTGCAATAGCCATATCAGCTGCAATACTTACTGCTGTGCCAGCAACAGGTATAGCGCCAGCAGCACCAGATGCAACTTCGGCAGCTGCACCTTTTTTATCGCCATCCATAAACTTACCAACGGCAAAAGGTAATGCACCTAATACACCAAGACCAAAAGGAAGTTTTTTCAATACTGATTTTAATACAGACTTACCTAAAACTTTTTCTGCTGATTTTGTAATTTCTTTTTCACCAACCTTCTCAGCAGTTTTAACAAGTTCTTTTTCACCAATTGTTGCACCTGCCTTCAGAGCAGCTTTTGCTGCTTTTTTTTCAGATTTAAGAGTTAATTTATCTTTTAATTTTTCGAATAAATCATTACCACCGACTCCGCCAGCAATTGCTTCTGCCATCTTTTTAAGTTTTTTAACTAAGTCTTTTTCAAACTTATTAAATGATGTTACTTTTAAATTTTCGCCAGTATCTTTTTGTGCTGTTAGTGCTTGTATTAGTTCTTTATTCCAAACATCTTTTAATTTGTCCTGTTCTTTCTTTTGATTTCTTTCAATCTCATGTAGTTTAATTTCTTCATCGTGATTATTTTTAATGAGATTATATAATTTGGCTAAGACAGTAGATACACTATCTTTAGCACGGCTTTTTGTTTGGTTGCCTGAACCGACTTTTGTATGTAAAGCATCATCAATACTTTCAGTTTCTAATTTACCAATTTTTGTTGAAGTAGAATCTTCTTCTGAAGCTGTCTTGTTTTTATAACCAGTAAAATATTCAATATCTTCATCGTCTCTACCAAATTTACGACCAAGAACGGCCGTTATCTTATCACCAAATAATGCTCTCGATAGATTTAGCGGATCAAATTTTTCTTTTAGACTTGTTGTTTTCGATGTAAGTTTATCTGATATACTACTCTTAATTGCAGAACCTAAACTTTCACCTTCTTCAAATGTTTTTTTGAATATCATTTCACCAAAAGGTGTTCTTGTATCTCTCTTGGCTTTACGATATTCATCCGATTTTGTTAATTTTTTAGGTTCTTTTGTTTCAACTTCTTCTTCAAATACTTGAGGTGAAACCGGTTCTGTTTCTGATGCTGGTGGTTTTCCTAGTTTCTTAACTTCAGCTTTACTTGCAGGTCGACCAAAAGCACCGGTCGTACCTAAAACATACCAATATCCTTTATTGCTATACGCAGTAGGATCCCAAATGAATATCTCATCTTTTAATTTTTTAGTTATAGCTTTTGAATGTTCCATTAGTATATTTCCATGAATACAGGATAATCTTGTTTACTTTGTGCTATTAATATTCTTGGGTCTGGTTTAGAACCCACTTGTGTAGTTTTTTGTGCATTGTTAATTGATACAACAGGTTTAGTTGTCTGTTTCAAATCTTTGTTTTCTGATGATGTTGAAGCTATTTTATCACCAGAGGTTTTATCTGAAGCCAACATTGTTGCACCTGCAATACCTTTAACTGATGTGGACCAAGACGCTAACATAGGTGAAGAAAATGATTCAGGATCAATTTTCTTTCCGTTTTGTTCTATTTGATAATGCAAGTGTGTTCCTGTTGACGCACCTTCATTACCCATTTTACCTATTTGTTGGCCTGCTTTAACTTTGGCACCATTCTCAACTACTCTATCACTCATATGACCATATGTTGTCATCAAACCATTTCCGTGGTCTATTTTAATCCAATGATTACCGTAACCATTTGGGTCTGAATTGCCATAAATTACAGTACCGTCTCCTGTTGCAAAAATTGGTTGCCCTTGTTGACCAGGTATATCTAAAGCACCATGAAATGCACCACTATTTCTGTAAAAATGACTTGATATTTGTGTACTTGCGGCCGCATTTTCAGATTCACCAGAAGGTGCTTTCAAAAACAAAGCAGACTCATCATTACGCCTTCTCGCTAAAGCAGATAAAAATCCACTTTTCTGACCAGTCTTAATACCTTTTTCTTTAATGATATTAGCAGCACCTTGCATATCACCTTTAGCTATTGCATCTTTTAAACCATCATTAGCTAGTTTTAATATACCTCCGGCGCCGGTGTTGTATGTGTATGATGTTAAGGCTGCCTTTTGATTTGAATTTAATTTACTCCAATTATCTTCACCAATTGCTCTTGCAGCTGTAACTTGATATTTTGGTATATCAACTTCTAATAATTTTTGCGCTTGCTCTTTTGTGATAGTAGTGTCTTTGCCGCCTTCACCAGAAAGCATAATCTTTTCTTCACCACCTAAAGAAATAAATCCTTGTTTCTTTTCTTGTTCTGTAATATCGTGTCCATAACCAATTGCAGTATGTCCTTCATCGTTCATTGCTTTTAAAGCAGGACCGCCTTCTTGACTAGCAACAAATGCGGCCGTGCCTGCAGCACCAAGAGCAAGAGCGCCACCACCTATAGCTAAAGCGCTGGGACCTCCGCCACCTTCAGCACCACCACCTTTACCTGGCTTAACTACAATATTTTTTAAGTCGTCCCAGCCTTTAAGTTTTTCAGCAGTCTTATTTGTTTTCTTCTTTGGCGCCCTCATGCCTTTTGATTTATAAATTTCTTTAATCAAATTATCATGGCGTCTTTTATCTTCTTCATGTCTTTCTAATTCAAAGTTTTTGTTTAATTCTCTTTGTAGTTTTTTTTCTGCAAAAGTTTTATTGAATAGACCTAACAATTTTGTGGCAACGTCAGCAACTCTTTCGCCTCTTTTGATTGGTACAATTTTAGTTGGCGCTACACTAGCATAAAATGCAGTATCAATACTACCTATTTTTTCTGGAGTAATAACAGGTGACTTCTTTGATTT